TGCAACAAGCTTCTCAACATGCTTTGAGAAAGCATGAGCTTGATCTCTGATACCTGGATGGGCATTTTCAGAAACCGAAATAATCTTTTCTACACATTGTTCTGCTAGTTCTTCAGGAGTAAATCCCCTGTTCTCTGTAGTTCTAACACCTACAATCTGTTCATTCTGCGGTACACTTACATCTATCTTAAACATTATTGCTTCGCCCTTATAACTTTCCCAGTTCGATATTCATCTGTAACTTCTTTGTTTTCTCCCATCATTTTTAGAGGAAGTAAACTTTCTTGAAAACGTTTATCATAGTAACTCATCATATCTTGTTCACCTTTCATATAAAGGTAAGCTTCAACTAAGGCACCATACAAAAGAGTTAATTCTGCGTTTTCACTTAACCAAGTAGTGCCGCTTCCCGCTCCCGCCGTTAAACTATTAGGTCGATAGAAGTAATGAAGCTCTGCGGTAAAGGCAGCATTAGGGGTAGGAGCTAATAAAAAGTTATCTACATCAAACACCGCATAGTATTTAGGTTCTCCCGTAGTGGAAGAATCCGGGGTATACGACTGTAAAAAACTAGGATCTTTAAACTCTATAAAAAACTTATCATTATTAGTTCCCGCTAAACTCAGAGAAAAAGGCGCTAAGAAATCTCCCGGACAAGCCAAAAACTTATTGTTTTGTGTGGTAGAGGCTGTTGCATTTTTACGAAAAAAACTAAGTTGTACGTTTTTAAGTATGCGTTCCTCTGATAAACGAATAAACGTAGAGAGATTATTGACAAAGGTTGTTTCGTCATTCTCCGTGTAATCTTGAATAGCTGTTTTAAGTTGATCGTATGTAAAGCTCATGTCATCACACTATTGTTATGTTTCCTACCATAGCACTATGATTAGTGCATTGATATACTAGAGAAGTATCACTTGGTTCATGCGGTACGATAAATTGAGTTAGTCCTGTGGTTGAATTATAATTATCAGTTACACCTGTCGTAAAAGCAGAACCACCATTAGACGTTCTTATCTGCAAGGGATGACTACCTACATTAGCGGTATTGTCTATTAGATAAGTATGACCCTTGTAAAAAGTAAAGTTTGGATTATTACCTGCCGTAGCTCCGGGACCTGTAAAGGTATATGCAGATGAACCGCTTGTGCCTGCTGTGTATTTAGTTACAGGGCCAGTTGTCTCATCATTTAAACGAATCCATGCTCCACCGTGTGCAAAATAAAATCCTCCTGTTGCATGAACGTGGGCTACCGCGCCATGGTATGAAGACGCACTTGGAAGATCACTTAGATTGGCATAATAAAACACAATCTTGTTTGCACCAGAGCTTACATCTATAAGGCCATTGGAATCTATTATATCAGTAAGAGTTGTTCCGTTTCCTAGTGCCGCGTATACTTCAGTGAAATTTGCATTTATTTTAGTAGCACCAGAGCGAAGAGTATCCCCACTGCCATCATTTGCGCTACTTCCTATCCCTACTGCTTGTTTAGCCATGTTCTATCCCTCGTCAAATGTGTCTGTGGAAGAGTCTAATGTTACAGAGGTACTATCAAATCTTGGTGCAAAAGAAATAGAACCAACTTGACCTGTCGCAGAAACCCCTGTTACGTCTGCTTGGTTTTCATTAATTAATACCTGACCAACCTGACCTTCTAATGCAGTAGTTATTTCAATTTTACTTGGTAATTCTGCTACTCCTGCCGTGGACCAGTTTCCATTACCAAGATAAGTAATACCGTTTGTGGTCTTTACTTGAAAAGTTTGAACGGGGTCTGCTTGATCTGGTCTTGCATCCCGCAAAGCTTGAGCGTCGATAACCTTTCTAAAAGGACCTAGTTGTGGCTGCTTTGCCTCAAACTCGTCTCGTCCTACTAATAACCCATTCCACTCACGACGCATATCTTTGTATCGATACCGAAAACCAGATCGATCTGATATAGCGTAAGAGTTTTTTCCAGAGGCAAACTTTGACATTAATTTGTCCTAAAATATTGGTACTGAGGCACAACATTAAAAGAAGCTCTGTCACGATCTTCGGTCATAGCTCTTTCAAACTCTTCTTCATACATAGCTTTTAACATCTGAAGACGATTAGGTGCCCGTTTTAAAGCAATATAATAAGCTAAACCCGCAGCTAAACACGGATAAAACCTAAAAGGCATGTCTAGAGTGTTAACTTGAGCATCCGCATCATCCATCCTAGTCAAAGCGTCATAAACAATTACATCTGTGCTATTTTCGGGAACAGGCCAAATTTTAAGGTTAGGTGTAATCTGTCTATCTAAAAAAAACTGCGAAGGCCTTCCTTGAGTCGTTTTAACAGGAATCGATAAAAAGGTATCGCGGCTTACACGGGTCAAAGCATAATCAGTATTACTTCTACGAACTACAACAGATAAAACATCAATTACATCCGCACCAAGATCATACTCCCCATCTGCTTGAGTGACCGTTTGAGTTCTTTGTTTTATAGTCCACTGATTCAAGCCTCTATTTGCCCACTCCGCAAGCATAAGATTTAGAGATCGTTTTGCAGTTTTTAGATCATAGCCAGTACGAACTTCTAAACCGCAACGTTCAAAAGCTTCTTCAATGTATTCTGCTACATCTAACTCAAAATCTTTACTGTTGGAGACAGTCATATTTAGTCCTCATTATAAAGGTTATCAAACACTCTATTTACGTCTAGTGTATAGTCTAAATCACTTTTTGAATAGTGTATATGTTGTGACGGTTTGAAATCAGGCGCTCCCTCTCCTGCCGCAAACCAAGCCGGATGCGTGACCCGCACTCTGTTATTTGGCAAAGCCACTATATTTCCAGTCCACTCCCCTGCGTCCAGTAGTTGCAAAACATGACTTTGTTTGTGTTGCGCCGGATCGTCTGCAATTTCGCTTTCAGAGTAATCCACCGTAAACAAATACTTTGCGGGATGCATTTTACCATCAATCTTAGCAAGCCACGGACAAGGCGTAGCCCGGTCCATAACAAACACCGAATTGTGATAGGACGCACAATCCCAGGGTTGAGCATCATATGTTTCCATAGGTTCAGGCCATTCCTCAAAAGGAATATCCGCAACCAATGCAGTTATAGGCATTCTTGCCCACATCGCGCCCCCATGAACCGTATCCTCTTTTTCACCTTCAGCTTCATTCCCAGTAAATATAACTTGAAAACTTAAACATCTATTTGGCATCGTAGTCACACCAATAACCATCGCATGTAAAAATTCGCCGTGGTACTTCTCATGGTTGTGAGTGTATTCACGGCGAATCCATGCCTTGAAGTAAGGCACATTTGAATGTAAATACGCCATTACTTTTTCTTTGCGGCTCCGCCTTTTGCTTTCTTCATGGGACTTAAACTCATCCCTCTTTGTTTTGCGGCGCTTCGTAGTTGTGCCATAGTCATTGCACCGCCACCAGACATCATTTTTGCAGGTTTTTTACCGCCCGCCGCGCCACCTTTAGACATGCGACGCATTTTACCGCCCATCGCTCCGCCCTTGGACATACGCTTTACCTTACCGCCAGATCGGTAACCTTTCTTCTTCATTGCCATTTTTGACTCCTTTTTAGGTTATGCAGATACAGAACCACTGGTTCTTTTTCTACGGTTAGACAATACTGCACCACAGCCTCTCGCTACGATTCCTTTTTTACCTTTTTTGTTTTTGGGGGACGGCCTCTTGGCTTCTTGCCTTTCGATTGCACCGCCGTTGCTTGCAAATTTGACTTCCGCTTCTTTTGTGTTTTTGACAAAGGTTTTGCCTTTACTGCCTTCACTTTTCTTTTTTCGGGCAGTGGCTGCTCTTTCGGCTTTCGAAAGACTATTCGCTTTAGACCTTGGAAGACACCTGTCAGGATTCTTTTTATCCTTTGAAGTGCCGCATTTACCTTTGATTTCACCATCAGTACCAATCCTTACCCAATCTTGATCTCTCCACTTTTTAAGCTCACCCACTTTTCTTCCCCTTTGCCCCTTTGGCATAATTAGGATCTTTACAGTATTTAGATGCCGCCATATTGGCATAAGCACTAGGGTAAGTATCAAATGTTCTTTCTGCCCACGCTTTTCCGGCAGGGCAGATCTTGCTTCCTTTACTTTTTTTTGAAGCTTTTTTTGATTTCTTTGAATAAGCCATTATAAAAACTTTCCTGCAATTGCGGTAGCTACGATTAAAATCGCTATTCCCCATAGACGCATGTCTAATCTATCCAATTGTTTATCAATCTTTTTGTAACGATCATTACACTCAGATTCATGCTTTTCGAGTAGTTTTAAAACCTCTTCTACTTTCATCTTACCACGCCTTACATGACCAGTACCTGGCGCTAAACTTATCGTCCGCCGTGTCACAATTATGTCTTGCGCGGAAACTTTTACGTCGGGCGGGCTGATCTTTTTTAATCGACATTTTACTGTCCCCAAACCTGACAAGCTTAACATCCGTGCCTTTTTTAGCCAAAACCGCACTTTTTTTGGCTTTGCCTGGAGTTCTTTTTGGTTTGTTGAATCCCGCAAAGGTTTCTCCCCGATATTTTATCCGACCACTGGGTAAACGCTCAACATCTTTTGTAGTAGCCATTCTGACCTCAATTAAAAAATACTGTTACATTACTAATATTAGTTAAGGTTGCGTGGCATCCATCCGGGAAAAGCATACCTTCGTCAGGAATATACACATTATCATCGGTGTCATTCGCAAAAAGCATGGTCAATAATATAGCGCCTGTGCCAGACCCATTTCTTAAAACAAGCGTAGGGCTTGAGCCGCAAGTATAATGAATTGCTTTTACTCTTGCCCTGCCCGCAAAAACGGTACCTGTTGAAGTAAGGTGAGTAGCTTTGACGTCTGAAGCCATAGTGAATCCTAACTAAAGAAAATGGTCATAGCGGTTACATTAGTAGCCGTACCAACATGAATGTCTGAACTAAACAAAATTCCCTCATCTGGAATATTGACAGAATGCGTCTCTGCCTGAGAAAAATCTAAATCTAAGACAGTTGATCCGCCATTTCCATTAGTAAGGGTTAAACGTCCTGCGCCACCCCCCGTTAAAACTTGA